ACCGCAGAATTTGTTGTCTTCTATTTTATATTCGTATTGCTTTTTCTGTAACCATTCTTCAAGATAATGAAAGAGACCTAAAGGTAGTTCCCCAGTCCCAGGAGAGTAAAGACGGATTCTTCCATCCCAATACTTGTATCTCTTTTGGGTTTTAAGGAACTTTGCATCAGGGACCTCAAATGTGAAGTAGTCAGATAACTCCTTATGTACACTGAGTTCCGCCCTGATTTTCAGGAACGCTTCATTCTTCTTTTCAATGGTTACCATTAGACAGGGAATTCAAACCGCTTTGCATCAATCGCATTCTTCACTTGGAATCCGCGATTGTTGATCATCTTTAAGATGTTCTCAATATAATTTATACAGGTTTCAAAATAAGTTACCCTGAGTGATTGCTTCTGAATCTCTTCATCAGAATCTAGGAAGGTGTTTAGATCTCCCTTGAGTACCTTAAGGTCAAAGACCTGTCCCTTATCATCTGTCTTCTTACCGCTATACCATAACCACTGCTCACGGTAAATCCTCTTGAGTTTGAGTTTCTCATCCTCAAGGATTAGTTTGTATTTGTTGTAGTAGATGTGATACTTTTGATGTAGACTTGGTATAACTAATGACTCGTTGCCCAAATCTGCCTCATTAAAAATAGAGTCCTTAGACCAGGACTCCTGCAACTCTTCAAGTAGTGCCATAATTTACTTTAAGTTTTTCTTCCTATCACCAGAGAGACTTTGGATCTCATATGATAGGTAATCAAATGATGCTATTGCTTGGAAATATTCTTGGTCACTGAGAGTGCCATCAAATTCTAATGTGCTAAGTTCTACAGGTTTCAAGTTCTTGAAGAGAACATTGTATATTGGTTGGAAATTAGAATTCAAGACAGTCAGTGTACCGTCTGCGAAGATTAGATCTTCTCCTAATGACTTTGCTGTAGATGATGATTCAGTTGCATCGATGAACTCTTGACGTTCGCCAAAGGATTCAGGAACACCGAGACCACGCATCCAGTTATGTAGGATCAGATAGTTCTCCATATCTTCATCTACAAGAAACTGTAGATTGAAACGACCGTAGTCCAGAGTACCCTCAATGTAGGTATCTCTGTATGGAGTGGGTTGTTCTACCAAACTTAAAGAGATGTTTGGTATGTTTGCCATTTGCGTTAAGTAACTAACCTTAGGATACTTAGCAAGTGAAAAGCGAAACCCACCTGGTGAGAGGAAATTCCTGTTGCTTATTTGCGTTTGAAAAGACATTATCTATCTTGTGGTGTTTCGCCATTTTTATTTATGCACGATACTCTTGGAGTAAATGGAGAACACGATTAAGCATAAAGTGTGCACCATCCTCCCAGTCTTTAGATGCTCCGTGATAGGTTCCGTTGAAGAGTTCGGTTTTTAGTTTTAGAACTTTGACGTTCATCTCATCCTTAGTCACGTAGTTACGTCCTGACATATGATACTGTATCTTAATTATACAGTATTTAATAAAAAAAGGACCCCGAAGGGTCCCTTTGTTGTTTGAATATAAGCGATTGCTTACATAAGGTTGTCAACCAAACTACGTCTGTAGTAACGGTTAGCGTTAGCAGTAAGAGCGCCACTACCCTGAGTTGTACCTTCAGCAAATGGGTTTGCAACAAGACCGTATCTTGTCTTAAATCCGATTTTTGGTTGGAAGGTGTCCTGACCAACGGCTCTAACCATTTGGAGAGGAACATAAGGACAGTAGAACAGACCTGCATCATATGCAGAACTACCTTTGTAACCTGCAACGTAGAAGTGTCTGTCACTAACGTTAGCAGAGTAAGGATCAACGTAAACCTTGATTCTACCGTTAAGAGTACCTGCAAGGGTGCTGCTGTTATCGTCAGGAAGAAGGTTGCTGTTGCCTGAAAGTGCGGGTGTGTAGTCAAGAACGCCTGCCATTGACAATGCAGATGCAACGTCAGCAGAACAGATCAGGATGTTACCCTTACCGCGTCTTGTCTCGTGCCCGATGGCATTCATATCTCTTTCGATGTTGAAGAGAAGACCTTTGAACTTCTCAACAGACCATCTACCATTGGAGTCAACGTCAAGATCGAAGATACCTGCAGTTGCTGTGTTTGACTGAGAACCAGGTCTTGCAACCTTGTACACAGTTCTAACAACTTCACGGTTGATCTCAGCAAGAACCTCAGTAGACAAGATGTTTGCCAACTCAGATTCAGCGTCCAGACCGTGAACTGCCTTAAGATCTTGAGCAAGTTCCAAACTGTACTCTGCCTTGAGTGCTCTGGACTTCGCAGTCACAGTAACTTTCTCAATGCTGAAGTTCATTTCAGCGAAGGCATTAGAACCAGTACCGAGAGTCTCAGACTCATCAGTTCTCATTCCTGTACCGTTGGTGTATGTACCAGAGTCATTAAGAAGACCTGGGTTTGATCCTGCCTGAGCAGAACCTGCAGAACCGAAACCGCTAGTACCTGCGGCGTCAGTACCTGTGAATTGTGAATCTGCTTCGTTGAAGAATGCTTCTGTACCAGATGCTCTGTTAGTACCGTATCTAGATCTCATTGCGAAGATCAGACCAGTAGGACCAGTCATAGGTTGAACGCCTGCAATGTCATAAGCAATAAGCTTAGGCATTGAACGTCTGATCAAGGAGATCAGAACAGGGTCGAAACCTGCAACAGGACCAGTTGCTGTAGCGTCAGCAGAGAAACCTGCTGCACTGCTTGAAGAACCTGTAGAGTTAGTAGGTGCTGCCTCGGTGAGGATGCCTCTTTCTTCCTTCAGGAATGATTCTTGGTTTTCGAGCAGGATTGCGGTGACCGCCTTTTTGTAGTTGTCCTTGATGGAATCAAGACCCTCACAATTAAGAACGGGTGACCACTTCTCCTGCAGATGCTCGGATTTGAACATTTGCTTTATACCTCTTTGGGTTTATAGGGAAAAATAGTTTTAATGACTAAATCACTTAGTCCAACGACGGAGTGCATCAACGTACTTAGACATTGAATCCGTCATTTCTGTATCCACAACAGGTTGTACATCCTCAGCGATCGTCTCTGCTGCTGCCTGAGGCTTGCTAGAGAAGTACGACTCTCTAAGAGTCTCGATTTTGCTGCGGAATGACTCTTCATCTTCAAACTCAACACCTTCAGAGAGACCTTGAAGTTTCTCTTTCTCGGTAGATGCAAGACCTTCTGCGATCTCACTCACGATCCCATTCTTAGCGAACGATGCAACTTCATTTGTAAGTGCAATGTTCTTATCAATTTGTTCGTTGAGTTTTGCTTCCATCTCATCTAGTTCAGTCACCATATCGGTAATGATGTCTGCTTTCTCCTCGGGAACCTCAATGTGGTTCTCGACGAAAACTTTTTTAAGTCCGCTAACTACGCTCTCTGCGATCTCTGCTTTGAGACCAGTTTCAACAGCGAGTTGGTTAGCATCGATCCATTGCTGACAAGCATATGTAAGATACTCATCTACCTGCTCAGCAAGGGAAGACTTAATACTTTCGACTTCCTCTGAAAGAGTAGCAGCGTATTCAGTGTGAACGCGCTCTAGTTCTTCATTCAGTCTTGATACGACAGCAGCTTCAAAGATAGTTGCTGCTTTAGTTTTGAACTCCTCAGAAAGGTCTTCGCCTTCTGTAAGAGCAGCAACATCAGCAGAAAGGTCGATCTCAATAAGATCATCGCCTTCAGCATTTTCTGCTTCAACTGATTCGTGCTTCTTAGGTGAAGCATCGGAAGGTTTTGTCTTTGGTGATGCTGCCTGTGTTTGTGATGGAGTCTTCAGTTTGTTTGACTCATCATCAGGTTTTGAGTTCTGAGGTGTAGGACCTCCGAGATTCTCAACGCCACCCAAAGAAGAACCGTCAGCAACAGCACCGTCGAATTTTGCTTCGGTGACTTCCTGCTTTTCTTCGGATGCCATTACTTCATTCTCTTGTGACATTAGAGTTGTCTCCTTAGTAGTCTTTGCTATTCGTAAAAATATTTATACTCACAGGGAGTTTAAGAATTTTGAAAACGCGGAAATCTTCCGCTCTTCAAGAATCTTGCGACTGGCAGCATTGTCAATTTGCTTCTTCATCTGGTTAATTTCAGACTCTTGAATGATTCCGTTATTCCAGACCCATTCTTTGCCTTCCATAATTCCATTAACAAAAGCATCTGGTGCTGAGGGATCAGCAACAATGTCTGCTGCGGTTGCCAACATAAAATCATCAGCAACTACTTTTGCTCCGTCACGAGTCTCTTGGAGTGAACCAATTCCACGTGATGAAACACCTAGTTTCACGCCTTCACCCAAAAGGTTCTTAGCGATGTTACCCATAGGAGTATCTAGGATTCTTGCTCTTCCTTTGAAGTTATTACCTTCTTGGACTAGCGATGTGATCAAATGTGATACACGGTCGAGGTTAACTGTTGGTCCGTCAGGATGTCCCAGTTCGCCAAGGGCGCGACCATTTTTAACAAAAGATTCATTGTATTTATCAACTTCTCTACGGAGTGTGTTGATAGGGTACATTCTTCCATTGCGATTTTTGATCTCGCCTTGTAGGAATGTTCCTTCTATGTATAGATTTTTCTTACCGTTCTTCTCCTCAGAAAGGATTTGAACGTCTTCAATCTGTTCCGTGATCAGTTTCATTTGGTTCCTCTTGAGTTTCAGGTTGCATCCAGTCACCTGCAATTTCCTTTTTCTTTGCTTCTAGAGCATCAGCGGTAATTGCTTTCATCGCATCATCAACTTCACTACTGAGATCTTTCGATCCCGAGAACAGTTTGTTGACGATTTCTTTCGCTTGAATTGATGGCATAATAAATGTCCTCGTACTTAATATTTAGAATTCTCCGCGTTTATAGTCTGCAGGAGGAATAGACTCAACACCTGTTGGACCCTCTTCTTCCATCTCTTCTCCCTCCATTCCTTCTGCTCCAGGTGCCATAGGTTCACCTGTCATAGGATCAATAGAGGCAGGATCAGGGATCTTACCCTCCTCAATTTCTTTCTCAATCTGATCATCGATCTCATTCATTTCCGCATCAGTATGCTTAAGAATTTGACGACGAATATATTCAGCAGAGAAGTATCTACCAACGAAAGGATCCATTGTCTGAACTAGGTTTAGACGCTCTGTAAGGATCTCTTTCTCTTTGAGTTCAGAGAAATAGTTGTCAGCAACATAGTCATACTGAATATGCTCTGCCATATCATCCCACTCTTCAATGCTGATAACACCTTTCAGAATGAGTTGTGTCTTGAGTAGATCGTGAAGTAGTTCAGAGAACTTCTTACGCAGACGAGTTACGAACTTTTGGAACTTAATCTCGTCACGTGTGATCTCT